AAGTAAAAAATCTTCAGCCACGGACGCGAACACCCTTAACACAAAATCTTCTTCAAGCAACAATATAAATATCAATATCAACATAACGGGCGGTTCAACAACATCAACTCAAAGCAATTCAAATTCATCAACCGCTTCGTCAAGTAGCAATTCATTTATAAATTCATCCGATCTAGCCTCAAAAATTAAAGCTACGTGTTTAGAGGTTATTTCTACGCAACAAAGGGTAGGCGGGACTTTAAAATCCTAGAATAAAATATATTATTAATTATGTATCTTTCTGTAACAAATAGAATGAAGGCTATCCCATATGATCCCCCTCATGATCAATGGGATGTAGTAAGCGGAGGATATTCTAGAATATATAGTTATGCCACTGCATCTGGGTATTCAAACTATACGGCAACATTTATAAGATATTTTTATTCGTTGGTTAATAATAATACGGCTGCTCTTTTAGCCGGAGGGGGATCGGATTGGGATAGTGATGTAAACTCTGAATATTGGGCTTCGACTGATACTTTTATATGGACCCCTCAGTATAATTCAAAATTTGCTTTTGCTCCGAATTATACAGAAACTCAGTTCGGAGATGGATATAAACAAGTAGTAAAAAACGGGATTAACGCTGTCGATTCTACTTTTACCGTCACATTCGATGGGCTCGAAGAAAATAAAGCAAATGCAATACTCCACTTTTTAGATTTTAAAGCTAATTGTGAAGATGGCGGAGATTTACAGAACGCCTTTTATGTCCCCTCTTTGCCTCCATACGATGACACGATAAAACGTGCATATATGGTCAAAAATTGGGAAGACACTCTTGTCTCTTACAAGATACACAATATTTCTATTGAATTAGAAGAGCTTAGTATTCCGTTTGGATATACAGGAAACGCATAATATGGCAGACACAAATATTCCCGAAAGTATTTATACAAAAGAGTTACAAAAAGAATCGCAGAGTCTAAATGCGTCTTCTATCGTAGAAATTATTCAGCTAGATTTAACCGATTTAAAGTTTAATAATAAAATTGCAGAAGATTCTTCTATTGCCAATTATTATTATTTTCATAACAATAAGATATATGGCGATACGGTCATAAAATGGGGGGCTAGAGAGGATACCGGTTGGACAGGAGGAATTGATGTTTATCCTCTTCCTTTTGAACTTACCGGGTTAGAACAGCAGACTGAGGGATTACCACGCCCCGTATTAAAAATCAGCAATTATAAACAATTTATATCTTTTTTATTAATTGAATTAGGGGATTTAACGGGCGCAAAAGTAGTTCGCTATAAAACACTCGCTAAATTCTTAAATAATCGTCGAGTAAGATATAATGACGAAATATTTTTTATTAACAAAAAAAATAAAGAAAACAAAGAGCAGATAGAATTTGAATTAATGTCGTCGTTGGAAATGGAGGGCGTTAAATTACCAAGAAGACAGGTTATAGGAGATTATTGCACATGGGGTTATAGAAGTGAAGACTGTGGATATGCAGATATGCCAGTAACCGATCAAAACGGTGTTTATTTTGAGACAGAAAAGGCGGTAAATAAGACCGATGATACCTATGGGTTTGATTCATGGACGGGAGATCCTCCCGCAGCCTACCAAGGAGAATGGCAATATGGTCTTGCATATAATTATAAAGATTATGTTGACGTGACTTTCAAAGGTAAAAAAATAGTCTTTGTTTGTATAAATTCTGGCGGCTCACCAGCCAATGCAAGCGTATTTAATAGAACATATTGGGTTCCAGATACGTGTTTAAAAAAAATGAAAGACTGCAAAAAAAGATGGGGTGATAAAGTGGCTCTTCCTTTCGGTGGTTTCCCGGCTACATCAAAATATAATGAAATGGCTCAAGAAAATAATAGCTAATGGACTATTTAAAAGAAATTGAGCAAAAAATAATAGAAGAATCTAATAAGACTCCTGTTGCTGAATGTTGCGGATTAGTTGTCATCAAAAATTTTAAATACTCTATTCCAATCTTAGAGGCAATACCTTTTAAAAATCTTGCAAGATTTTCTATGAATATGTTTGAAATGGACTCAAATAAATTTTTATTAATAAATAATACTAAAAAAATTTATGCGATATACCACTCTCACGTAATAGAAGACACTGAGGCACAAAAATGTGAAGATTTTTCGGATTGCGATATAAGTATGTCTGAATCTTGGAAAATTCCTCTTATTTTATATTCTACCAAAAAAAATGTTTTTAATTGGTATAAGCCATTTTCTTTAGAATTTCCATACAAAGATAGAAGTTTCTTGCTTGGCATAAGGGATTGTTTTTCTTTGGCACGAGACTACTATCATAAAGAATTAAATGTAAATATACCTGATATTTATAGGAATATAAGCAAATCAACGGAAGAAATTATAAACAAAACTGGTTTTAAAGAAATAGACATTAAAGATTTAAAGAAAAACGATATAGTACTTTTAAAAGAAAAAAGTATATATTATGACTATACAATTACTATATATTTAGGAGGGGACAGGGTTTTGGGGCATTTTGATACAATTTCATCTGTAAAATACTTATCATATAATAAAGATAAAATATATAAAGTTTTAAGACATGAAAAATTTAGTTAAAGTTAAATTATATGGTCCTGCCGCAGAAAAATTAGGAAAAAATGAATGGAATATTGACGCGAAGTCTGTGGCTGAGGCTCTATATGCAGTTAACGTCTTAACTAAAAATAAATTTAATTATTTTATAGATAAGGAAACAAAAAATAGAATAGATTATACCGTATATGCAAATGGAGAATTGATAAACGATGAAAAAGATATTGGTATTAATTTTGGAGATGATTTAAAAACTGTTGATATAATGCCAGCACTGGAAGGCAGAGAGCTTACATATCTTGCTTGGATGATAATTTGGACAATTGTAAGCTCTCTTGTAACTTATGGCATATCAAAATTAATGCAAGCAAAAGACGCGAAAACGGCAGAAACAAATCCGTCTTATCTAATGGACGGAACATCTAATTTGACGAAACAAGGTCTGCCTGTTCCAATTGGATATGGAAGAATGCTGGTAGGCTCTCTTGTGGTAAGTCAGGCTATTAGATATCAAGATATTGATCCAAATACATTAGATTAATGAATACATTTAAATCAGATTTTACAAAGCAAAAGAATATTATTGGCGCAGGTGGCTCTCATCAAGTTGTTGAGGAAGATAATACGCTTGTATCCTATGCGGTTGGTCAAATACTAGATTTAATTTGCGAAGGAGAAATAGAAGGTCCGTTTCATAAAGATAATCCTCTATTGGATATATATCTTGACAGCATCCAAATCCAGAATAGAGATGGAACTTATAATTATGGAGGCGTTTCCGGCATAATACTTACAGGTTCTCAAGATCAAAACTTTTGGCAGGAATCTCTAAATTATTTTGGTGAAACATTTAACACAAGTATTGAATATCCAAAAAATACGGAGGTAACACATGACCTGGAGGATGGCGTTACTGTTGAAGCAGGTGTCGGAATTTATGCGAATAGGTTGATTGTAAATATTGCAATTCCATCTTTATATCGCCAAACCGATAAGGGTGATACAAAAAAATCTTCAGTTGCTATACAAATAGTAATAAAATCACTTTCTCAAGACAATTATTATACAGTAACAAAAGATGTTATCGTTACTGGCAAGAATACATCTGAATACATAAAAGCAATAGAAGTAAATATACCGGATGATTATGTTACAAATTTAGGATGGCAAGTAACGGTATTCAGAGTTACAGAGGATTCAGCCACGTCTTCTTTAGTAAATCAAACTTGGTTTAATGGTGTTACGGTTGTATCGGATGATAAATTAAAATATCAGAACAACGCACTAGCTGCTGTTATAGCTGATTCTAGATATTTTGAATCTATTCCGAGTAGGGCTTATGACCTAATGTTGAAAAAGGTTAAAATTCCTAGCAACTATACTCCAACAGAATATTATAGAGACAACGGAGATAAAGATGGGGAACTTAAAACTTCTGCTATCTACAACGGAGATTGGGACGGAACATTTAAAGATGAAGAAGTTTGGACCGATAATCCTGCTTGGGTTTTTTGGGATTTAATAACGAATGAGAGATATGGGCTTGGAGATAAGATACAAGAAGATCAAAGAAATTTTGTTAAATGGGAATTGTATCAAATTTCTCAATATTGCGATCAAGTTGTAACGGGAAGATATCTTTCTGGCATATCTAACTCAACTACAACAAGTAATAGCTCTGATTATTATTATGATGTAAAAGAGCCTCTTTTTACTTGCAATACTTATATACAAACTAGAAAAGACGCTTATGATTTCTTAAAAGATTTCACATCTTGTTTCCGCTCTTTGCTATATTACGGATTAGGGGGAATTCACGTAGTACAAGATGCTTATATAAATTCAGATCAGCCCTCTTTACATCAATTTACGAACGCTAACGTGGTTGATGGAAAATTTGAGTATATGGGGTCTTCGTTAACCTCAAGATACACCGTAGTAAAAGTTTATTGGATAGATGTAGAAGACAACGCTAGAAGAAAGTTAGAGTATGTAGAAGACGCAGAAGGAATCTTACAGTTTGGAATAATAGAATATGAGTTAGATGCATTTGGATGCACGTCTCGTTCTCAAGCAAGAAGATATGGCGAATGGCTGCTTTGGACAAATAAAAACGAAACCGAAGTTTGCATGTTTTCTGTCGGACTTGAAGGGCATTCTGTAAGACTTGGCGAAATTGTAGATATTTTAGATAACGATAGAGCTGGATTAAAACGCGGTGGAAGAATTATATCGGTTGATAGAACAAATGCCATACCAAATGTTGGCGGCGAAATCGTAATATATCTAGATAGACCAATCGAAATAAGAAAAGATTTGACAAGTGATTATACGCCAAATTTTCAATTTACAGTCGCTAGAAATTTTGAAGGAAGTAATCCTGGGTATGTTAATAGGGCTTCTCAGATATATACTTATAATTTAATTGAAGACTGGTATACTGCGAACGAATTCACTAGCGAAGGCGAGGTTAAAAAACTTCAAAGAATTGTTTTTCCGCTCACAAGCTCATATAATCTATTACAAACAGAAGAAAATTTATTTGGATACCAATTTTGCTTGGGAATGATTTGGATTTATAGTTCACCAGAACTATCGTCAGCGAAGTTTAAAGTTCTTGGGATAACAGAAGCTAATAATGGTGCCGAATTTTTAATAACGTCTTCTCCGTATAATCCAGAGAAATATGAAATTGATGGTCAAAAAATTACATATCTTCCTTCCTCTCCATCATCTAATCTTCCGAACCTAAATAAATTAGTTGCCCCTGTCATAACGGAATTATCAAGAAGAAGAAGATATATATCGTCAACAGATTCGTATGAATATATAGATTTATTAGATGTATCTTGGACGATGGCAAATGCTCAAAATATTTCGGCGTTTCCAAACGTAGCTGGATTTAAATGTTACATTTATATCGATGGAATATTTTGGAAAAGTATAAGTGCGTCAGATATTGGTCAAAGTTTTAGGTGTTCGTTTGATTTCACGCAATATGGGGTAACTTACTCGGTAAAAGTTGTAGCTATTTATAAATATGGTAGCCAAGAAAGCGCATCCGCAAAGAAATCGATTTATATTGGCGAACAAACAATTGATGAAATTCCCGCTGTAAGGGGTCTATATTTAGTAAACAATATTTTAGATGCGACTTCACCTCAAAATTACGACGAAGAAGATGCTAGAGTGTTTTATGGAGCAGACGCTATTTTTGCTTGGACAGAGGCTAACTCAAACGTAACGCCGGAAGCCGGAGAAACAGAAGAGAATGGCGCAGACACAGTTTTACAAGAGGCGTCAAAACAAAATTACGCTATAAGAGTGTATGATCCAAGATATCCAGATACGGACCAATACATAAATGAGTACTATTCTACGGCGAATGAATGGACATATACCTTTACAAACAACAAGAATGACGGTTTAAGAAGAGATTTTATCGTTAATGTCGCTTTCCAAAATAGTGACGGAGAGCGCGGGCTATCTGAATCATTGGAAGTAACGAATGAACCACCAAGCGCCCCAAACGCAGAAGATTTAATATTCTCTTATGATAAGCTTGGATTTAATTTAAAATATTCTTCGGTTTATTCTGATAGGGACTATATCGCATCGTTATTAATTATAACGCCATCAGATGTAGACAATAATTTGCAAAATCTGTTTAAAGAATGGGGGACGGAAGCAAATATTGTTAGTGGATTGCAAAAACTTATAGATGACAATCCTAAATCTGCGATTATCTTCCAAAATGAAATATATGTTTCTCCGTTCTCATTGCCGGGAAACGTAAGAGCTAATAACGCAGAAGACGAAGATACATCTTTAAAAAATGCGTTTCAATTCATTATTATTCCGTTTGACCAATTTGCGGTTGGAGGAAATGTTTCTATTGATGCGATTAAAGCTTCAAACTTAGAACTTTTAGGTCTTAATCGTTCTGCTATATATACCACATCCAAAGAAAGTCTGTATACAAACTATTTTGTCGATCCAGACTCTATAAATCAAAGTATGTTGGTGGATACTTTGAGAAGAGAAATAGATTTAATTTCGGCTGATGAAACGATTTATAACTCTGTTAATTATCGTTTAAATATTTTGAGCGGATTTACGGTCGCAAATGATTTTTCTATTCGTTACGATTATCAAAAAGCTGTAGAATTGTCGAAGGCTAACGGTTTAATTATTAGAGAGCCGATAAGAGAGTCTTATACAAAATATTCTTCTTCTGAATTTAATGGATGGGCTGCTAATGCAGTATTAACTACGGTTCCTAATCAGGTTATAATTGATGATTATAATAAAACAGAAGTAGAAGCCGAAGACTATGACGATAAAATTATAGGACCAACAAACCCACAATTATATACGGGAATAGTATACGATTCTGTTTTAAAATCTTGGATTCCGGGTCTTGTAACGCATTATTTGGAAAACGGGGATATTTGGGTGGACACTACGTCGCCAAAATATATAGACGGGACCGCTGGAACAAATCTAGTCCGTTCTTATAAATGGATTGGAAACTTTT